AGTACACATTAATTTATCACCATCTAAATCTACACTACTTTTATATGTTTTAAGTTCACCCATTTGAATTGTATTAACCCAAAGAAAAACATTACCTGAAGATTGTGTAAAAGTAACTTCATGGTTATAATCTGTGTTATTATAGCTATAACCAAATCTTTGTTCTCTAGTAACTTCTTCAACTTCAAAATTACTACTATAATCTTGACCGTAAACAAAACCTGCTTCATCAAGCATTAACATGATTTTACTATTCCTTTTCTCAGCTTTAATAGCTCTTTCAGCTTGATTCTTGATAAATCTATTAACTTCTTCTTGTTGTTCTACTGTTAATACTTTTCCGTGAAATAAATCTAATTGAATTGCGTTTGACATAACCTTTATTTTAATTAATAATGAAACTTCGTGTCCCACTTATGTGTAAATATACGAACCCTTACTGCGGTAGCCACATTTTTATGCATAAGTCTTACATTTACTTTTATTTACTTGTACTAGAGTACCATTCATTTTTATTAAAATATTACCATTATGATGTATACCAAAGCATTTTTTACGTTTATTATTATATAATATCCAATCTCCCATTTTTACTCCTAATGAATCTTCTTCAATATAGGATTTTGGGGAAGGCATTCCTGAATAATGACACCAATTATCTTCCATATTATTAATTTTGGGTTAATTTTTTAAATGCTTCTTCTAATGTAATACCTTCACTTTCAGGTCTAAATCCAACTATTTCACCTTTATCATTAACCCAAAATACATCTTTAGATGACTCAAACCAACAATCATCATGATATTGAGCCCACCATCCATTTTCTAGTAAGTATTGTTTTTTATCTACACCCATATTAAAATGGTAATGGTTCGTTAGACGTATCTTTAGGTGTAAATGTAGGATCATCTAATTTACGATAATACATTGAGGCAAATGGTTGTTCACCAATCTCTTTAACAACTACATCTTGAGAATGTCGTCTATTATCTATTGATAATCTTAAATCATTAGCTCGTTTCTTAGCCATATAATCATTATCTGCATAGACGTACATTTCCATTTGTACTACGTATCTTTTATTTTCTCCACTCATAACTTTTATTTTAAATTAATTCTTTTTAACAATTGATTAAGATGAGGTACATTTCTAGCTTGTGAACATGCATTAATACAATCTGCAACTTGACCAGCATCTAACCAACCTGCAACTGAATCCTCATTCCCTAAATCAATGTTTTGAGGATTATTATTAGTATCTCTAATCATAATTTCAGCAGACGTAGCTTCCCAAAATTCACCTTTCATAGGTTCACCAAACTCACCATCATTCTTCCTACTACAGTAGTTACCTACACCCCATTGAACCGATATTGAAATACCATTTTCAAATGTCATATTAAATCCTTTATTCTGTGTACTTACAAATTTACTCATAACCTTTATTTTAATATTCTATTTAATGTTTCTTGTTTGTGTTGTTCAATCATTAATCCATTGATCTCAATCAATATCTTATCATTCGCTCCTAAATCACCTGTTAATTGTGATTTTAATACATCAATTTTGTCTTGTATGCTCATAACCTTTATTTAGTGTTGTAACTTCATTATCACAACATGGTAAATATACGAAAGATATCCCGGGTAGCCAAATCTATCCGCGGTTATTTTTTGAAATAAAGTCACCTTCATCATATGATTTTAATATATGACATTGTTTACATAATAACTGATAATTAGAAGGTTGTTCACCCTCTAATATATGTTTAGTATTAGAATCAATATGATCAACATCATATAAACCTGCTATTTGTTTTAAAGGTCTATCTGGAAAGTATGTTTTAGCATCATAACCACAACCTTCGCATTTTAATTCATTACTTACCACTTTTTCTACCTTATACATTAAATGAGGTCTTGAAGGGGCGTTGGAAGCATATTTCTTATATTGAATATGAATTGGACAATAGACATATTTTTGGGATTTATTGTAATATTCTGTCTCGTTATTACACCAAGTTACTTTACACATCTTAATAACCCATTTTTGTTAGTATTTTTTCTGCTTCTGCATATTTTGCATCACTTTTAGAACGATCAATTTTAGATAGCTCAAATGCTTCTTTTAATACCTTTTGATACTCTTCATTAAGTTTATCGTATTTACTTTTTTTTTTAAAAAATCCAAACATAATATTATTTTTCTATTTTAATTCTTAATTCTTTAATGTGTTTACAATTACCACCTGTTCTCCAAGTACCAGGACAATCACAATGGTATTTACCTGAATTGGGAAAGTATTTAGTAGTATATTCTTTATCACTACTACTACTTTTATTAATAACTATAACAGTTTCTTTTTTAACCTGTTTTTTTACTTTGGGTTTAACCCAATTAATATCTTCTAACCTAGTTTCAGGTAATACTTCTTGCCAAGTAGGGACAATGTATCTTTTACCTCCTAAATTAACTAAACCTGGTGGTGTAAATGGGTGGGTATATTTATATTTAAATAATCTATATGATACAAATGAACCAAACCCACTTGGATTAATACTTAAATTGGATTTTTCCTTCCAGAATCTACGGGTTCTAATGTTACCGTGTTTGTTTAAATTTGAAAATTCTACTATTGGCATAACCTTTATTTATACTTGAATATACGAAAAAAAAACGCAATAACCAAATGTTACTGCGCTTATCTTTAATTTATTTTAATTTATTTTATTGGTAATCTTTTAAAAAACGACCAAAATGTTCTTGTAATGATTTATCAGCAACGTAATTTTTAAAATCTTCAACATAATCATCTACACTATCAAACTTATCACCTGATCTTTTTAATGATTCTAAATATGATTTAATTTCGAAGCTAGTTCCATTAGCATCAACTTTAAGTGCTCTAATAAAATCTACTCCCTTACCTTCAGTAAAAGCATCCATATTGCCCTTAACACCTGCTTCTAAATCAGCTTCACCTGGTTGCATAGCTCCTTCAGGAATAGCTGTAAATTCTTCTTGTTCAAAATCATCTATAACTCCTATACCCGCTAATCTATCACCCGCCATTTGATTACCATGTATTGATTTACTCATTTCATTAGCTAAATGAGCAATTACATCATCAACGTAAAATGGTTCATCATCAACTAAATCATAAAATAAATCTTCCCAAGCATCTAAAAATTTCTTTTTCATAGGGATATTAAGAAAACTTTCGATTCGATTAGCTACGTCTCTATCCATAGGGGCATATTCTCTTGCTTCTTTCATTCTTTTCTTTTGTTTAGTAGTTGGACCTTTACCTCCACCTTTTCTTTTAATATTAGCTATTTTACCTGCAATTTTTGCTGCTTCGTCTTTATCAATTCCTTTTTGTTTATCTAATTTTTTAGCTAATGAATCAAATGATTCATCAAAACCCATTTTAGAAGCCATAAATTTACCTAATGTTGGTTCAATATCCATATTTAACATTTCCATTGTATCTTTAATTTCAGCATGAAAATCTCCAAAAAACATACTTGCTTCTTTAATAGCACCTTCTTCTAATGCATCAATAGCTTTTTGTAAGTGGTTATTTTCCCTATGGTAATTAACATCTTCAAAGTCATCAGACATTTTCTTTAGGATTTCAATATCAGTATCAACTCCTACTTTTAGTCCCGCCATTAACATTCCAAAATAATCAAAATCGTTAGTGTAACCTGATCCTATTCTATATTGTTCAAAAATATCTGTTAAATTGTATTTACTCATTATTTTAGTATTTTATTATAAATATATAAAGTTTAAGCTAAATTATATTTTTGTTTATATTTGCTAATAAATGAATTACCAACACCTACTTCTAACCATTCAGCAATATCAGGTATACCTGGTATTTTTTTAGCTGATAGGACATAATCAATATTTTTATTAATTACCTTCATTTTAGTTTTAGCATTTGAACGGTTTGATGTTTTAAATACTATTACTGTAGGCATATCTTTAGCATATGTACGTTGATCAATTTTAGGTTTAGGTTGTTTATTACCTGCTTGGAATTTTTGTTCTACTGAATATGGACCATTTGGAAATTTATTTGTATCATATTTCCATATAGATTCATTTGTTTCTAATTCCCATTTTGTAAGTTTAACAACATTTTCACTTGGTCTACCTCTGCTCATATTTTAACCTTTATTATTAATAGACCTAAATATACGAAAAAAATTTAGGGTAGCCAAATTTATTTACCTTGTCCTCTGTACATTTTAACGTAATTTTTACTTTGTTTTAACTTACTTGATTTACTTTTAGAGTGTATACCAGGACGTTTTTTATTTTTATTAGGTTTATAATTACCTATAACTATTTTAGCCATAATTTATTTTTTTACTTATAAATATAAACTATAGCCTAAAAGTTAATTACCTCCTCTTTCTGAATTAAGAGTTAATATTACTCCCTCCCATTTACCTAATACTATTTCATTATCTACTAAAAAATCTATTTTATTAGTAAATCTTTTATTCATTCTATCTTCAACAACCCATATACCATCCATATCACCAGCATTTTCAACACATACTTCTACCCCAAAGGTAAAGCCATGTTTTTCTAAATCCCTTGATACAGCAATCCATCTGTGTTTACCTGGATTATCAGCATCAATTTGTTTGTTAGAAGCAGTAATTAATGGTGTAGAATCTGTTTGTGAAGGAACTGCATTATAAACAGTAGCTACTACAATATGTAAAGCAATTAATAATTTCATATTTTATTTATTTTTAATTTCAATTAACCAACCCCATTTTAAACCATTAGTCATTCTATTTTTAATAGTAAGGTAATCGTTTGTTTGTTCACAATGTTTAAAATCTCTTAAAATTTGTTCTTCTCTACCTTCTTCATCTTTAATTACTATTTGGTAGGTTTTATTTTTATGTTTATAAGTTACCATACTAAAAATTATCTAAAAAATCACCTTTTATAGTTTTGGATTTTAATTGAGTAGCTTTTTCATCATTTTTTAAAATTTTAGTTGCTAGTCTATCTAAATGTTTAGATTTTTGTTTATTATAATCTTTAACTATTTTATTGTGTTTTTTATTTTTCATTTATATTCGACTTATATATTGATTAGTATCGTCTTCATCAATACCATCCAACCCTAATTCTTTTAAACGTTGTAAATGGTAATCATCTACTTCAAATTCTATTTTTTCACTAGTACCAAAATGTTCTGTTTGAGATTCTATTTGTTTTTCATCTTGTTTATTAAATATATCTCCTACTTGTAAGAAATAATGGTTATAACACAATAATTGAACGTTATCTAAACCATAGTTGTTGCTATTTTTATCTTTAAAATGTAATAATAGTGGGATTTTATAATCTAATACTCTTCGTTCCTTAAATTTACAAATAGAACATTCTTCAGATAAATATCCTTGTTCTATAAGAGCATATTTAAGTTTATTAGGGTTAAATGAAGCAGCTGATAATCTACCCTCAATTATTTCTAACATATGGGGCATTTTTTTAGTACCTTTTAAAAATTTAGGTACACCTTTACCTGCCTGGTTTTTATGACTTTCAAATAACTTATATAATTTAGCCCATTTTTTGTAATGCTGATAAGAAACATGCAAATATCTAGCGGCTGCCATATTAGATAATGTTTTGGCTTGAGCTGCTACTATTTGTTCTTTAGTTAATGGTTTTGCTTTAGGCATTATTATTTTTTAGGGTCAATTATAGTAACAGGACCATAAAGATTTTTATCTTCTTTATCCATATTTCTCATCTCAGCCTTATTATTTTTCTTTAAATTTCTTTCTGCCTTTTTATGGTTTTTATATGCTTGGTATTGATCATCATCCATAATTACAGTTTCTACCCAAGTATGGTCGCCTTCTCCCATTAATACAGGAACGCCATGTTTGGGTTTAATCATATTACCAGATTCTGAACATTTAACACAGAAGTTATATCCATATTTAGTTAATCTCAATTCAGGCATGTCCTCACCGCATGAGGTGCAGGGTATCATTTTATATTCCATGTAAGTTTTTATTTATTAGGTGAATATACGAATAAGTATTAGGGAAACCAAGCTTTACACCACAGCTCTTCCTTTCATTCCTTCCCAATCTCTATTTTCTCTAACATCATTGTTTTTACAATCAACTGCTGTTAGTATTCTTGGAGATACATTTAAATCATGGGCTAAATCAATTAATGCTTTAACATCTTTTGGGAAACAATGTCCACCATAACCAAAATCACCATCTGGCCCTGGTACATTCCAATGAGATTTACCTAATCGTTCATCATATGTAGCATACTCTATTATTTTATCATAATCTACTTCTAATTTACTACATATTTGGTACATTTCATTTGCAAATGATACTTTAGTTGCCAGGAAGCTATTAGTAACATATTTAACCATTTCAGCATAGGTTGAATCTGTTTTAACAATAGTCGCTTTTGGAAATACTTTGGAGTATATGGTTTTTAATTTAGTAGTTGATGTTCTAGGACCACCTAAAATAATTCGTGTTTGATTTTCAAAATCCGATACGGCATTTGCTTCAGTTAAAAATTCAGGATTAAACACAACATCAAGTGATTTAAATTGTTTATTCCATTTAGATGTAGTACCTGGGGGTATAGTTGATTTAATAACTACTGTTTTAGCAACTCCAAATTCAAATACACGTTTAATAGCTGCCTCAACTATATCTGTATGGCAACTACCATCTTCATTCATTGGGGTTGGTAAGCATATAAATATAATATCGTTATCTAATGTTTCTTGTTCATTACTATTACAATGCATCATACCCTTTATATCAAAGGTTTTAACATCATAATAATTTTTAAATTTTTGGTAAATAGCATTACCCACAAAACCTTGACCTATTATTCCTATATTCATATTATTTTATTTAAATTTTTATTATTAATGTAATGACCAAAACTGATCATGATACGAGGTTTATTACCTGTTATTTTTGTAGTTCCATGTTTTAGGTTTCCTGCTATGCAAACCCATGTTTCATCTTTTTTAACATTTATAACCTTCCCTTCTATAATAGGATCACCTCCTTTAGGTTTGCTTAGTAAATAATTAAACCTAACATGAGTGTGTTTATTATCTGGGTTTTTATCTTGGTGTATATGAACTGAATGTCCTTTAGTCGAGTATGATATAAATATCCCATCTCCTTCATCATAAGGGGTATTAATATCTAATCCATATCCCTTTAAAATGTATTCATTTAAAGTTTTAAGTGATGAATAAGGAAATTTCAATTTAGATAGTTTTTTATCTTTAATATTTAAATTTCTAGCTCCTATAACATACCCCCCATGTTGAGGTGGTTTCTCATTTAAGGCTTTTTCTAAATTATCTTGGTTTTCAATCCAATCCAATATGGGTTTTCCTAATTTTTTTGGTATTTTCATTTTATTTAGTTTTCCAAAAAGCATAAATTCCTTTATCTAATTCATATTTAGGCCACACAAATCTTTCTCGCATAGGTTGTTGTTTTGACCATTTCCACATTTTACTTAATCCTGCTTCTAAATCTGTTTTATGTTCAAACCCTAATAAATCAATTGATTTCTGGAATGTGGGTATTGAATGTTTGACTTCATGTCTGGGTTGTAAGAATATGGTAGTTGGTTTTTTATTTGTATCCTTAGCTATAATATTTTTTAATATGACATTTGCACTTATAATAGAATGTTCTTCAATACCCCCTAAATTAATTATTTCTTTACTTGCTTCTTTTCTAATAGCAGCATTCCATAAAGGTTCTAATGAATCATCTATAAAACTAAATGCTCGTGTTTGTTCTCCATTACCAAAGATTGTCATTTCCTCACCTTTTAAATGTTGATACATCCAAATACCAAGTACGTTTCTATATTTGTCCCAGATATTTTGTTTAATACCATATACATTGTGAGGTCTAATAATACACCAATCTAATCCATGTTGTTCACCCGCAATTTGGATATCCATTTCACAAGCATACTTTGCTACTCCATAAGGATCAATTGGTGCTTGTTGTTGTTTTTCATTAAATACTCCCCCATCTCCATGACCATATACAGCTAATGTAGACGTAAATACCAATCTTTTAACGTCGTGCTTTATACATTCATTGACTATGCGTGCCGTTGCTTTTAAATTGTTATCATAGTTGTATCCACGTATAAAAGGCGATAATCCTTCAGCAGCATAAGCAGCAAAATGGAAAACGTAATCAAATTTATTTACTTCAAAACAATTTTCAATTGGGTGGTTTACTAAATCCATTTGCCAAAAGTCTACTTTGGGGTTGATGTTTTCTTCAAAACCCCCACTTAAATCATCAATACCTACTACCTTATATTCGGGTTTGTTTTCAATGATCCAATCTGCTAGTCTACTACCTAATAAACCTGCTACTCCTGTGATTAATACTTTTTTACTCATTTTATATATTATTTATTAGATATTGGGCTACAGCCTTAGTTGTTAAATATTTTTTTGTGTGTTTAAATACTTCATCTAATATAATAAAGTATTTTTGCTCATCAAAATTATCTACTAAATTATTTGATTCTAAAATTAATTCTTTTGGGAAATTAAACATAGTATTTGTGGGACAATCTCCTAAATCCTGGAAATAGGGTAAACAATAATTTCCTAGAATTTCATAATGTCTCATACAATCCCAACCTGCTTTTTTGGTTGTTATTCCAAAATAGGACTGTTTATAATCATTATAATAATCTTTTTGATTATCAAATACATAAGTGGTTTTATCACCTGGGGTTACTACTCCAAACTTTTGGGTTTTATTCCTATTTGGGGTTGTTATAGAATTTGTAGGAAAACTGAATGATATTGGTTTTACATTTTTTAATTGGTTATCTTTTAATTCACGTTTAAAATACAAATAATCTTTATGTAAATCTATTACTTTATTATCATCTTCTCCATCCATTAAAATAACTCTATCTTTAGGATAAAATTGGGAAACTATATCAAAATAATCAGTACACCTTCGTATAGAACCATAAATAATTAAATCAAAATATTTATCTTTAATTTTTTCTTCTATATTACTTCTGTCAGTATTATCTTTACCCAATAACCAAGTTCCTGAAAGTATACCAAATAATTTATTGTGGTCAAGGTTATTATAATTTTCTTTATATAAATGTACTATTTGAGTACTATCTATAATATTATCCCCATATAATTCTTTTAAACCATAAAAAGTTAAATCATTTAAATAATCTGAAATGCAATATCCAACCCTTTCACTATCATTATGGTTAGTTATATATAATATTTTACTCATACTTTACTCCAAATTTGTATTTTTTTCCAATCTGTGAGTGGTGATAACCAAGCTGTTTCCCCATGAGTTGAATACCCAGGGAGAGGAGTTAATAATAATTCATTATTTTTTCTTAATTCTAAAAACATTTGAAGATCATCGGGATGAGTTCCTGCTGTCCATTTTCTTAATATAGTTTCTACACGTTTTAAAGTGGATACTTTAGCAGCAAAAGTCATAGTTGTACTATTTGTTATTTTCCAATGACAACTATCTGTTAAATATACTCTGGTATCTTCAGCTCCCCCTTCACAATATGGGTTACCACCTTTTTCAGGTATCATATATTTATCTGGATGGTCATATAATGAAACAAATGATGCTCCTAATTCAAATGCTTCTTGAATTATTTTTTGAGACCCAGGTTTATGGAGGTAATCATTTTCTATAAAGTAAATAATTTCATCATCATCATAAGTCAAAGCTTCATCTAATGCTAGATTAAATGTTGCTGCCCCATTACCTTTTTCAGTATATAAAATACAATTTCGTGTTACATACTTTTGAATCATATCATTAGTATCTTTAGATACATTATCTGCTATAACACTCCATATTGCATTATCAAATTCTTTAGTAGCATTAGCTAAACAATTTTCATTATTAATATAATCAGGTTTTACTTTATTGTACCCTGAATCTGATATCCGGTATATTATTCTCATTTACGTTTTATAATTGTAAATCCATTATTATTTTCATATCTCTTAACTAGCTCCCAACTGTCTTTGTTTTCTTCTAAAAATTCAGTTACAGCGTCCCATAAACCCTTATTAGATGTTAAACTCCCTACCCACCTATGTTCTGATGTAGTTGGTTCACTTACATGAGCGTATGTTGTTGTATCATGGAAGCAAATATATTTTCTGGATTTATCAGCATGTAGTCTTAATTCTTCTTTTAATTGATCATAACAATGCCAAGTATCAATAAATAATAAATCAGTTTCTTCAATTTCAATGGCACACACATCTGCTTCTATAAATTTAAAGTCAATATTATAGGCTTTTGCTGTATCTTCTACATCTTTAATAGGATCATATTTTCCTGTCCAAAATTTAGGGTTTAATATATCATAAGAAACTAAACCATCTTTTGGCATCCCAGCTAACCAAGCCCAAGTTGATACAACTTCTCTTACACCCATTTCAGTAATATGGTCACATTCTTGTGCTAATTCTATAATTGTAGGGATATGTTCATTTATATCTGAAGGGAAACGATGAATCTCGTTAATGTGTTTTTCTAAATCTATTATCATAATTAATCAAATTTAATGCCTTTTATTGTTAAATTATTTTTAGGGTTATGTGAATTATTTTTAAATAATTGAGGGGGTATTCCCCATTTATATTTATATGTTTGAGCTGCTGGATTTTCAGATGCTATCATTTCTTCTTTGCTTTTACCTTTTTTAGTAGCCATACTTACAAAATGATAAAAATGAGCATCATGAATTCTTCTAAATGTCTTACCATTAAGTTCTAATTTAAGGAAAAAATCCCAATCACAAATAAAAGGTGATTGATATAATGTATCAAAACCTCCTACTATCATATAATCTTTTTTCCACATAGCAAATGGAAAAATTCCACCATCCTCACTAATTTTATCTGTTCGAATGGTAGGTTCATATTTAATAAAACCCTCGTAATCAAATTCAGAAGGATGGGTACCAAAATTCTTTACTGGAAAATTAAATATACCTTCATAGGGTTCTATTTGATTTATAGTAATTATTTCATCTTTATTTAAATTATTTTCAATAGCTATATCCCAGTCTTTACATAATACATTATCATCATTAATAATACAAATCTTTTCATTAGTAGCATTCATTACTCCTAAATTAAGAGCTTGTTGCATACCTTGGTTATGACCTAAATCGATAATATTAACCTTTTCTTTATATTTATCTAATACCTCTTGACTTTCTTCAATAAAACCATCTACTGCTACAATGATTTCATTTTTATTTTTTTGATTTTCTAAAACAGATTTAAGACATAAGTCTAGGCATTGGGGGTTTCTATATGAAGGTATAATTAAACTTATCATAATTTATTTATTTAATTGTTGTTGGATTTGAGAATATCTAGCATTCTGTTCTTCTTGTCTTTGAATTTCTTTATTGTGGTAAATACAATAATCTTCTTCTAAAGGTAAAACAGCAAATGTTTTATAGCCCTCAATCATACCATGTACTTGATGACCTTCCCATTTAATAGATGGGTCATTTTTATAAATTCTTTTTTGTTGGTCAGGCCAATTTACATATCCTTTATCATTAACTCTCCACCCCCACTTATTAATATGTTCTTGGGTTAAACCTTCTACTAAATTAGCTCTAGGACATACAAGTATATCAACTGAATTGCCTGTAAGGATAGCTTTTAAATTAACTACTAAAGCTTCAGAAGGTATTTCATCAGCATCTATTTGAAATATATAATCACCCTTACATTCAGAGTTCATATAGTTTTTATTCTCTAAAAAGTTCTGTTGGAAGTCAAAGGGGAAAGATATTATCTTATCTTGATGGTGGTCTAATACGTCTAATACTTCCCCTGTGACTCTATTCTCATCATAAACAATTACTATTTCATCCTCTTTATCAATTATAGGAGATAAAAACTCTATAAGATGTTGAAGCTCTGAGTGCTCATTACAAACTGTTATTCCGTAACTTATTTTCATATGGTTTTATTCTGGTAATAACCCAATATACGAAAGTGCTTCCATAAAGTCACGTTCTTTAAAACGTTTTATAGTTGTCATATCAGGTTTAGTTTTAGTTTTATACTGTTTTTGATCTTCTTCACTTAATTCTACAGATTTAACAGCAGCCCACTGCCATGATTCTTTACTATTACCTTCAGCAAAAACCATCCCATTATCTACATTTATACTATTTGGGAGCCATATTAAACCTGTTTCTTCATCAGTCCAAGCTAAATCTTTATAAATTTCAGGGAGTAATTCAAATTGTTCTTTATAAAAATCACTATCGGGTTTCATTAGAGTATTACTCCAAAACCCACAAGATAAACTGTAAAAGTTGGTAATATCTTTACTTACTTCTATTTTATAACATAGGTCACCACCTGATTTAGGACATTGTATAATTTCGTCGTATTGCATATTTTATAATTTAGGTATTGACATTTTTGGTAAATTCAATTTTATCTGTTTAGGGGCTTCAGGGATTAACTCAAGTTTTTTACTTATTAATTCCTTCATTGATTCATAATTAAATTCAGATTTAATTTTAAACCCTTGTTTTTTCCCACTAACAATATATTTTTTATAATTCTTTTTTAAATCTTTATAAGCATCAATTGCGTGTTTAGTACTTGCTTGGAACCATGATGTGTGCTCTAATAACCATTTATTAACAGCAGAAGGATGGATTTTTTCAAGATTTCCTGGAATGACAGTTGATGATTTAGGATCTATAAAATCCATATGTCCTGACCATCCAGTTACTATTAAAGGTTTTTTAGATAAACAAAATTCAGCTAATGGTCTACCATACCCCTCCCCTTTTGTTAAACTAACCATGGCTTTAACTTTAGGGTGGTTGTACAACTCATTCATTTGAATATCCGAAAGATTACCATTAAAAAGATATACATTTGGTAATACGTCTTTTTCCGGGAATGACTTTTTAATAGTTGAAATTTTTTCTAAAAGCAATTCCCTACCCATGTAACTATTTCTTCCTGTTGAAGCTTTTAAAATTAAAGCTGGGGGTGATTTGGTATTTTTAAATGCCTCAAAAAAGTATCTAACTGTAACTCCAACATTTTTTCTATCATGACCAAAATCCCCTTGCATCCAATGTCCTACAAATAAAAAACAAAAAGATTCTTTAATTTTATCTAAATTTAATTTTACTTTTTTAGGTTCTAAATATTTGTAGACATCTAAATTAACACCTTCAAATATGGTATGAATAGGTTTTTGTAATTTTAATGTACCTACTATTTGTTTTGTTTGGGGGTGTTTTACTTCTTGAGAAAAGTTTTCAAACACTCCTTTACTGTGAGTTGATGAAACCCAATTCATATCCATTTTATTTAAACCTTCTATCCACCCTGCATCACACCCAGTACTTTCAATTCCCGCAGTACATCCAATATTATAACCTCCTATAGGTTGAAATTCATTAGGTATAGTAATTTGCATCCAAATATCGGGTTTTGATGTCAATTGTTGTATTGAGTGGTCCCATAAAAATTTCCATTCTGGATGGTTCTCACAAAAATCAGTAGGTGTATCACCCCATCTTTGAGGTAATAATTTAACATCATATTTATCTAATTCAATAATAGCTTTTATTAAATCTCTAGATCTAGCTCCATAACCACTATAAGTGTCAAATGGGCAACTTATTACAAAACTTTGTTTATTCATTAGTATACTAATTTATGGTTTAAATATTTTCCTTTTTGTTCAGTAGCATTAATTATTTCATAATCCTCTCTTGGTTTCCATACTTTAAATAAAGTATCAAAAGCTTCTATTACTCTTTCAGCTTGTCTTTTAGCTGTAAACCCCGCTTCATCACCTAAAGCCCATTCTCTACCTTTTAATCCTTTAGCTTTACGTTCTTCTCTACTTAAATTATATATTTCCATATACCTTTCAGCTGCATCTTCCCATCTACATCTGTCATCATAAATGTAAGGAGTTGGAGGTGAACCTTGGATTGATCTAGAGGTTGGATATACTGGAAAAGCCCATTCGCCATGTTTTTTATAGGTACCTCTATGATTGGAAGGGATTTCAGGTGATGGTTCAAACCATTTACCATTTTCATCTTCAAATCTCATTTGGTCCTGCATTCCGCCCGTTACATTAGCTATAATTGGTGTACCCGCTAACATAGCTTCTGTAATGGTTAACCCCCAACCCTCATTTGATGTTAATAATACTTGTGCATCTGCAATATTATATAAAAAGTTTAATCCTTTTCTATCGAGTTTATCTGTTGAAAAAATAATACAATTCGAATATTTTTCTCCAAAAAGATACTCAGCTACTTTGTTTAAATCGGTACCATGATTACTAACCATTTCAGTATGTAATATAAATCTACATTTTAATGCTTTTTCTAATGGTAAAGCATCTAGATGAGCTCTAAAGGCTACCATAGCATCAGGGATTTGTTTTCTTCTAATGTTTCGAGAATTGAAGAATAATACAAAATCAACTTCTTCTTCATCACCAATTTTACCTTTTCTAAAATCCATCATCTCATTATAAAGTTCATGATCTTTACCAATTGGATAATAATCTTTATGATTTAAACCATGAGGAATATACTTAAATACCCTATTTTCATTATTACAATCTTCTAAAACTAATTTATTAATATTAACTGTTTGTTTAGAAATACCCATTAATAAATCACATGCCTCATAATAAGGTTGGTTATATCTTGGTGCTGGATAGTCATCCCAAATATTTAAATACGCTATAGGACATATTTTTCTAATTTGATCTTCCATATTAAATACATGGGTAAAATATCGAGGATCAGTAAATAACATAACAGCATCAGGTTTTTCCAGTTTCATTATATTAATTATATCCTGAGCATTTCCATACCCGTCTACACAATATAAAAAAGTTGAGGCATCATCTATGTTTGCTAATTTTCCGGTTTCGGTAGATATATCTAATCTTTTACCTTTTTCTGGGTGGTTAATTGCTCCTGCAACATTAACCCAGTTAAAATGATGTGATGTTGAAATTACAATTTCTTTAGCAATTGTAGCAACTCCCGAATGTACTCTAATATCATCACAGACTAACATTATTTTCTTACGTTGGTCTTTTGGAATTATTTTAAAACTTTTATTCATTTTTTTAATTTATAGTTCAAGGTTAGTTTGATTTGTAATTTTTCTTCTAAAATCTTCATCTGTAAGATACAAATAAATTGCTCGATCTGCAAGTTTTTGGAAACTAAACTTTCGTTTTACACATTCAATTTTAAAATTTTCAAATAGATCACTTTGGACTTTAACACTAGTAAGTGTCATTTTTGCTTTATTAGCCATAATTTTTATTTTAATAACATTATTTTATATACATATATGAGGATTCTAGTAAATTATACCCTCACCACAATTCTCTTTATCTTCTTTATAAGGACAAAAATTACAATTCCATTTAGAGGGTGACTTTGGGTAATCTTTGTCTTTAATTTTTCCACTAGAGTTAAAACACTCATTAATAAAATCATTAATTGCTTTCTTTGCTCTACCTAATTTAATTTTCCCACTAGGTGGTGTAAATGTTTGTACTCTATATGCTTGATGGGGTGACATTAATTTTTCATCATCCCAATCTAATACTTTTCTTTTTACAATAAAAAATTCAATTTCAATTTTATCTAAAGGTATACCATATTGTTCTGAAAAATATTGTTTGTATAATAATAATTGAAATTGTTTATCTTCATTTTTCTTATCTTGATCTCTCCACCCTCGTGTGCTGGTTTTTATATCTATAATTTTGAAGGTATCTGTTGCTTCATGATACATAACGATATCAAGATACCCTGTATATAATATGTTGTTTAACATTTTATTTGGGGCAAGAGTAATAGGTATTTCACAACCAACTAAAAAATATCCCTTTTTACTAAAATATCCACTTCTTTTCTTTTTGAACCAGTTTAAAATTCCCATACCATCATCAAAAAATTCTCTCATTTCAGACGCAGAAGAAAAATGTTCATTATTATTTCTTCTATATTGGGATTGGTATTCAGATATAAAGGTATTTTGAAAGTGGTCTTCCATATCAATATCTCTATCAGCAGCAGCAAATGATTTATCATAAGCATAATCCAAATAATGTTGAATTACTTCATGTATAGCTGTTCCAAAAACAGTATGAATTGAAGATGTAAATCTTTTAATTTTATCCTTATATTGGAGTTTCCATCTATAAGAACACCCCCTAAAAATAGACATCTGAGAATATGATATATTCTTTTGATATGCGTAATTAACAGGTGCGGGAGGATTATTTCTAATCTCCTTTACTATTTTTGGGATTTTTTTAGCCAAACTATTTTTTCCATTTATCGCGACCTACTAAAAGACCGATTATACCATAATTAGCAACGTCTATGAAAGTATCTTCCATACTTTCACCTTTAACATAATTTTTTCCATTAACCATTAAATTTCTTAAACGTGATATTTTATCGGTTAGTCTAATAGCTAACCCAGTTAATGAGAATTTTTTATCATCGCTATTATTAACGATATCTCCACCTAATGCTATGTTATTTAACCCATAATCCATATGTTTACGAGCAAACATTTCATACATTTCATCTTGTATAATTTGAAACTCATTAGATAATTCTGGGTATTCTTCTTCAAAAATAGTTATGATTTGATTTGTTTCATCATCCATAAATTCTTTGATTTTTTTATTTGGATATTTAGCATTCATAATTTCTCTATCGCTCATAGTTATTTGTTTTATTTTGTTACCAAAATGACCCTCATTTTCTTCTAAATATTTTGTTACTGAACTACCCATTTAGTAATCCTTTGGTATTGAAATATTTGTCTAATGCTTCTAACCTATCGTCAGCATCTACTAACATAATAAGCGCTTCTTCAGCATTTTTGTAAAAATCTCCTGTTGAATGGTCTCCAATACCAACTGCTTTATTACCTAATAATTCAAGTGATAATAAGGCTTTTGCTTTATCTGCCTGTGCAGATGTACGTAACATATCTACTAATTTACTCATTTTAATATTTTTTTAATTTCTTTAGTTTCTAATCCTCTATTGGATAATATACGACTTATTTTTGTGTTATCCAACAAAGTAATTGCTTCTTTTGCCTCTTTACTGGAGCACTTTAGGTAATCTCTCAAATGTTCAATTAATTCTTTGTTTGGTTCTTTAGTTTTTGATTTAATATATTTATTCCACTTATTATTTTTAGGTATAAATTCTTTATATACATTATAAATCATTCTTTTTTCCTGTGGTGGTAAATCTTGAACATAATTGACAATTTCAATATAGTCAGGGTTCATTGAGATGAATCTATGAATCATATAACTATTCCAAACCTCCCAATCTTTACTTGTAAAAGATTCAACAGGAGGTTTAGTATTATTAATTGCTTTTAACCAATCAAAGATATTTTTCATTTAACAAATTTCATCTTTAAGTTCTTCTCTAAGTTCTAGAGGTAAACCATCTTTTACAATCTTACCATTAGTAGGATCAAAAAATACAGGAATAGGCATGATTGCATCATTATCTGTCCCTGCTACAAATTTAGAAATTTTTCTTAAAATAACCCCTGATTGGAATAAACTTTTTCCTTCTGAATTAGTAATAGCAGTAGTGCTTTTTAAATCAATTTGTGGTTGTGGTGGTGCTTGTTGTTGCATAATTATTTATTATTTAATATTTGTTGAATTAATGACATTATATTTATTTCCTTGTCAATACGGAAGTTTGCTTTATATTGGTGTTCATTTATTAAAATAGATGCTGTTCCTTCTTTACCTGGTAAGTAATCAGATGCTCTTTCATATAATGATTTAAATAACTCATCGAAATCATTTACATTAGCATCAGCTATAATTTGACGAATATCATTAAATTTAGATTTATTTGATAATGCTTTAATTACTTTATCTATATAATTAGATGATACTAATATTGATTGGTCTAGTTTAAGATATAAATCATTTGCACCACCGTCTACAGTTGATAATTGTATAGTGTTAATACACTTACGTAAATCAGGGTAATATTGATTAACTAAAGGTACTAAATCATTTATTTCATGGGTAATTGATTCTTCATTACAAATCCAATGTAAATGTTTAGCAACATCTTTCTTAGTTGGAGGTACAATTTTAAGTACTTGACATCTAGATTGTAGAGGATCAATGATACGTTCTACAAAATTACAAGTCATAATAAACCTTGTTGTACGGGAAAAAGTTTCGATAATATTACGAAGTGAAGCTTGCGCCTGTATAGTAAGAAAATCAGCTTCATCTAAAATAACCACTTTAATGGGTTCAAATGAAATTGTACTTGCAAACCCCTGAACTTTATCTCTAATAGTTTCAATACCTCTTTCATCTGAAGCATTAATATAAAGATAATCGCATTCAAGGTTATTGACAATAAGTTTAGCTAATGTAGTTTTACCTGTTCCTGCTGGACCATAAAAGATAAGATTTAAAATATCATTTTGTTCCAAATATTTGGATAATGATTTTTTTAAATTTTCGTTTCCTACAAACTTATCAAGTGTTATAGGACGGTATTTCTCATTAAGTAAACTATTTTCTTTAGTATTCACCATAAATGCTAAATTTTTGTTCTACTGGTTCTTCTATTTCTAATTCTTTAGTTGAAATAGCATATAATTCTCCTTTTAATGGTGCTAATCTATATTCACCCCTAAATCCAGTTTTAACCATATAAGCTTCTAACGTATCTGTTAAAGTTTTATGTACAGGACCTTCAGGTTCATTAGCAACTAATCTCCATTTATCACCAGGAGGAACCCTCCTTGCAATAGTAATATTAGTTTCTTCTATTGTTGTTTGTTTTTCCATAATAATAATATACGAAAATTAAATGGGGGAGACAAGCTCCCCCACTTAGATTATTTAGATTCTGCTACAGATGCTTTTTTATAATCTGTAATTACCCTTTTAATAGCTTGGGCTGCTTTTCTAGCTCTCGCTTGACTAGCTTTTGTTGTTCCACTATTCTCTGCTGATAAGATATTGTAGTTTTCTTCAATAATCTCAAAAATTTCTTGTTTTGTCATTTTTTTT